GCGTGTCGATGTTCGGACAGTTTCCCGGCGGGGCGCCGCTTGCGCTAATCAAAGTGACGTTGCCTCCGCCCCCAAGCAGCCCCGAGTTCAGCGCCGGACTCGGATTCAAGAGCACTGTGGCCGATCCTGAGACGTAGGCACTCACGTTCAGGCAAAACGTGTCATAGCCTCCGACTCCCGCCGTATAGTTTCCCACAGCCGTTATCGTGGATTGCTTGGTTGTCGAAGTCGCTGGCGTAACCTGCGAATTTTGGGGCGTGGAACCATTGATCGAGGTTTGCGGTTGCAAGGTAAGAGAGAACGTTCCGCTCACGTAGATACCGACCGTGGGGAGCCCGGTCACTCCGATGCAGGCGTTTGGGTTGGCCGCGTTCAGGGTGAAAGTTTTCGCGGTCGATTGCGCGACGAGCAGCGGAGGTGGACTGAGAGCGGCGAGTGCCAGTGCCGCGAAGAAGAGAAAACGGCGAAGGTTCATGGTTGAAATTCCTTTCGAGAGAAATGAGAGCGAGGTTTTTGCGAAGAGACTTTTAATTGCTGGTGAAGACGGCGAGGTTCAGCCAGGAAGCTTCTTGTCCGGAGACGCCTGTGCTGACGGTGTTCGTCATCACCGTGCCGCCGCCGACTGAGTTGGTGAAGAAACTAGCAGTAAAGGTCACGACTGCGTTGTTCGCATAAGTCGACCGAGAGAAGGCCGCGCCGCCGATCCCATAGTTCGCGGTGGAGCCAGTGTTGGCCGTCTGTACCGTATCGAAAATCGTCGTCCCATCGCTGACCCAGGCCACATCGGCGCCGGAGTCGGTCTGGGTAAAGTAAGCGCTGAAACTGGCTTCGACTCGGCAGGGGCAGCCGCTCGCCGGCATAGTGAGGGCGTGCGATAGCCAACTCGTCGCGGTGTTCGCCGAGACCGCAACTGGTGAGCCGAGCGTGGTGGTCGACTGTAGCTGTACCGAGGTAGGAGTGTTGCAAGTCAGAGGCAGGGTGCCGGAGAAAGTCAGGGACTGCCCGCCGGTGCAAGTGGGAAGGGTCGAGGCGACAGGATCGGCGCTGGCGACTCCCACCGCAATCTGACTCGCTCCCAGCGGCAAGCCGCCGATCGCCACACCCGCGCCCTCGTTGAGCGCGACCGAATGCGCGGCAGCTCCGGCGTTCACATTTCCCGAGCCTCCGGGCGCGATGACCTGGCCGTTGACCGTGATTCCGAGAACGCTGTTGCAGCTCGAGACGAGTTGTTTATTCGCATCCGTGCAGATGGGCTGGCTTACCGTCAATCCCTGGTCGTAGAAATTGGTCACGCCGAAGCCCGAACTGCCGCCGCCGAAGTTATAGGTCGCTGGACCCAGAGCAGTGGCGGTTACTCCGTTCCAGATGAAGCTCTGCTGCGTCGTCACATTGGCGGTCGAGGAAATGGTTGTGCCGCCCACCGAGTTCGCGGGCCAACTGAAGGTATGCCCGCCCGCTCCATCCTGGGTGATCTCCCAGGTGATGATGCCTGGCGGAGTGACGCCCACTGCGGTCAAGGGCTGGGCGCTGGCGTTGCCGGTGAGGGTGATTTCAAAAAGCTGATTCTGCGCGGAATCCTGAAAGGCAGGCGTGGGCGAGTAGGGAACCACTGTGGTCAAAGTGGTCGACCCGCCGCCGATCCCGTTCACGGTGTAGAGCGTGCTGCCTGACGAACATTTCGTGCCACCCGCTGCTTTTACCAGGAAAGTGTAGGCCACGCCCGCCTGCAGCCAGATGTTCGCGCTTCCGCCGGCCGTCAGGATCACCGGATTCTGGTTCGGCGTGCCCCCGGTGTAATCGGTATAGGTTCCGAGCGGAGTGGTCGAGTTCACCTGGTAGGTGAATACGCAGCCAAAGGCCAAGGGAACGCCGGACTGATCGAAGAACTGGAGTTGCGGCAGCGGAGCGAGAACCACGGCGGTTTGCGCGTCGGCTGGCACAAACGTAACCAGTAGTAATAGCACCAGGGCAAAGGCGTACACACCACCTCGGTGGTCTAGGAAGCGGCGGATGGGGAAGATAGGATTAGGCATGGTCGAGAACGACTCCATCGAATACGAGATCGTGAACTGGGAAAAACGCGAAGTCTGGAAGTGCCAGGGCAGCTGCCAGCGCTTTCGTCACCGCCCCACGGTGAAAGGGTTGATGCCGGCGATCTGTTGCGGCGAGCCGGCGAAACTTGTGACTAAGTACGAGCAGCCGAAACCCTTCACCGTGTCTGAACCTTTACCGGCTGAATTCGGGAAACCGAGCGACGAAGGAATTGAATTAGCGATGGCCGAGATGCAGGCCGCTGCTCTCCTCTTTGTAGAGCCTACTCAGGAGCTTCAGAAGCGTGCTTATAAATCGTGAGATTGACATTCGCCTTCGGGCCGCCTTGCTGAATCGCGGCGAGGGCGCGGTGTCTGCCTTGCGCGCCGATGATGTTGTTGTCTCCATCGAGGTGTAATTCAACGTTGGGTATTCCGTTCTTTGCGATCTGCTGGCGATGGTAGAAAACGCTATCCAAATCGCCCTGCGTTTTGAGCACGCTGTTCTCGTCGGCTCCGACTTTCTGTAAAAATCCGCGCGCCGGCACTTGCCCGGTCTTCGTCGCTGCTACTGGCCGGTTCTGAATATCGGCGATTCCTTCGTCGGCATCGGTGACACTTCCCGGCGCTCCCGCCTGGCCCGCTTCGCCCCTGGCCAAACGATTGAGCATGGGTTTTATTCCCGCCGCTTTCTTCTTGAGCACTTCGTCGAGCATTTGCTGCAACGGGGCGGTCATATCTTCCTCGGGTCCGGGCACGCGGGCTGCGCTTGCGCTGGCTTCGTCGGCGGCATTCTTAGCCGCGAATTCACGGAGCCGCGAGAGAACCGGATCGGTACTAGGCTCCGGCGTCGACGGGACTGTGGCTGCGGGCTGTGCCACTTTCGATTGAGGGGTGACCTGCGCGGCTTGCTGCTTTTGCGCGACGACGTCAGAAAACTCCCTGGCTCCGGTTTCGGGATCGACGACCACCGTGCGCGGAGCTGGCTTTGCTGTCGCAGCGGCGCGTTGCGCAGGCTTTTTCGGAGGAGCGGGTTCATCCATGCCTCCAGCGAAGGGCTTGTTCTCACCGGTGGCGTCTAAAACTTTTTGCGGCGGCGGTTCGTCAGCTCCGCCGGCGAAGGATTTGTTTTCTGCGGTAGCGTCGAGTTCGGGAGCGGTTACGCCTTTCGCTTTGGCAGCGGCTTCGGTTCCCGCCTTGTATACATCCGCAGCAACATCGCCCACGTAGGGAATTCTGCGAATCGCGGCAACCGGGAGTTTCTTCGCAGCTGCTTTGACTCCGGCTTTGACGCCTTGTCCCGCTGCTGTGTCCGCCGCTTCGCTGAGCGCCCCGGCAGTTCCTTCCACACCCTTCGCCACAGCAGCAGCGGCAATCGGCGCAGCCGCATGCCCGTAGACTCCAGCAACATCTCCTTCAGCGGCGCTTTGCTCCATGCCGGGAACGTTGACTCCCACGACTTCCGCCAAAGGGACAGTGACATTGCGATAGAGCGATCCGTGAGCCTTACGTTCGGGAGAATTGTTGGCCGCTGCATCGGAGGCCTGCTCTTCGTGAAGCTTGCGCACCAGGTCTTCGTGCGTGTCGGTAAGCGGATCCGTCGCACCGTGCCATAGCCCCTTAGCCATCCCTCCGAGATCGGCGCCCATGGAGGCCCAAAAGCCGGGATGCTGGACCGGTTGATCTTCGATCGGGATGATCCTCGCGCCGGCTTTCACTGCGTCCTGTAAGCGATCGGCGGGAACCACACCTGGTGAGCCATCGGGCGCGGTGATATGAATCCCCGGTTTCGCTCCGCCCTTTACGGCCGAGGCGAGCTGCTCCGAGGGAATATCTCCGATCGAGCCATCAGGCGCAAAAATGGGAACGGTGCTCATCGGCTTGGATTGCGCCGGCGAGAAGTCAGCGCCGATCGTTCGCCCAACTGGCGGGACAACATCTGCGGCCGCAGGATTCGAGACATCCATCGTCGGCTGGCCTTGCGTGTTGCCGGTCTGTGCGCTAACGCCTTGCGGCAGCCGCATGGCCGGGATCGCGGAGTCGGTGTCGAGCTGAGGCTGAACGTGATCGGGATTGGGAAAAACAGGACCATTGAAATTTGCGGGCGCGCCTGCGTCGGAGTCTTCAACGCCTGCAGCCTGGCGTTGCGGTCGCGTGAGCGCGGCGTACTCTGCCGGAGTCAGCGGACGAGAGCGTTTGTCGGGCGGGAGTTGCTGGTACTGCTCCCACGTCAGAGTCGGGGCGGTAGCCATTGCTTATTGACTTCTGGGCTTGCCGCCGAACTGTGAGAAGAAATCCCCGCCAGCGCCTGGCTGTGTCTGCGTTTGAGGTTTCGCGCCCAGCCGGCCTTTGATCGAATCGATGTCCTGCTGATATGACTGATGGCGATTCGCCATGTCTTTCTTCAGCGTTTCGACTACTTTCATCGTCGCGGAAAATGAAAGGTTGCCGTCGACCACATCCTGCGCTTCTTTTTTCTGGGTGTCACTCAACACTCCGGAGCCGGTGGCCGAACTGAGCACTTTCGCTACTTCCGAGGATGCGGTTTGCCGTGCTGCGTTCAACGCGGCCATATTATCGGTGCCGATCATCCCGCCTGTGATCATGCGGAGTGGGACGTTGGCAAACTTCGCGCCCAGGTCGGGAATCTTCGCCGCCGTCTGCGCGTAGAGATCGAGATTCTTGAGCGCCGTGCCTTCAAAGGCGTTAATCGAATCGAATTGCTTTTGCACCTGTTTCAACGAGGCAGTATCCGCCTGGAAGGTGGCCTTGTTCGACGCGAGATCCTGATCGGGATGAAGCTCGGCCGAGCGCTTGATGATCGCGGAAGTGGTTCCCGGCGAACGCGCAAAACCGGAAGGCAGCGTGCCATCTTTTGAGTAGCGTTCCGCCGCCTGGTCGAGTGCGCTGCCTTGGCCCGGCCCGCCAAGCTGGTTTCCCAGCACCATTGCCATCGGAGATTGCTTCGCTTTCCAGGAAACAAAACTCGCGGGGGTGCGCTGCTCCGGTGGCAGTGTTTCTCCCGGCACTTTTGGCGCGGTGAGATAGGAACGCAATTCCGCCTTGTCCGGAGCTTCCATCGGCCCACCTGGCATTTCTGCCTGCAACCTCTGTTGGGTGGTTGTGGCTTCAGTGGCCTTGGTTTGAGCTTCACTTTCTTTCGCGCTGATCTCTCGATCCTTTTCGGCTTCCGCCACGATCGCCGAGTGCAGGCGGATCGCGGGCAGGTGCTGCGCGAACACATCGTCACCGGGATATTGTTGCGGCTCTTTCGAGACGTCCACGCCCGCACTTTGGAGCGACTGGAGTCCGCGTGAGTACACATCCTGCTTTTGCTCTGGCGCGGCCTGGCTGACCTGGTCATGCACGCCCTGGATGAGATCGGCTTTCTTTTGCTCCTGCGTAAATTGCTCATCGGACAAAGAGGCGAGGTTCTTGCGCTGTGCGATGAGCCCCTGCTGGGCTTGTAGCGCCGCCGTCCCTGAACCACCGTTCGAGGTCACGAGCTTCGGAATGTCGTTGATCGAGTGTTGGGAGGGATCAAATTGCGTGATGGTCTTCGTCAACGCGTCCTGATCCTTCATCTGCTGTTGACGAATCTGATTCTCCTGCTGGGCTGCCGCCGTCTGCTGGGCAAGCAAGGCGGTCTGCTGCTTTTCCTGCGCGGCTTTCGTATATTCGGCCAGCGCGTTCTGGTTGAGCTGTTCCTGTCCTTGCTCGACCTGCGGGAGACCAGCGAGAGGTGCGTAAGCTGCCATGGTTTATAACCCCAATCCGAGAGTCGCCCACGCGGGCATGTTGGAATTTGTCGCGAGCGAACTGGCCCCGCTGTTCACATCTCCCGAGACGCCGTTGATCATGCCTTGAATCGCATTGTTCGATCCGAGGATTCCGCCCGCCTTGGCTTGCGCTGCGTTGTTGATCTGCAGGGCTTGCTGCTGAGCCGCGGTGAGATCGATGTTCGCGGTGTTGCCGGCCACGCCAAGATTGGTCGAAGCCAGCTGCCCGGTCGAGGAAAGTCCGAGATTCGCGCCGCTCTGGGCTGTCCCCACATTGGTCTGATAGGCGTTCAGGGCATTGTTGTAGGTCTGCTGATAGGCGTTCTGAGCGAGGTTCTGGCCGTAATTTTCGAGCGCGGTGCCGGTGTTGCCGGACATCAGCGTGCCATTCGCCGCGGCGTTCTCGTCGATCGCCTGCGTCCCCTGCTGCTGCGCGAAGCGGTAGCCCGGAGTCTGCTCCGCCTGTTGCAGCGTGGGAGCGGTGAAGCCGTTTTTAATGTAACCGGCGAGCGCGTTCGCGCCCGTCGATCCGACCGACTGATACGGCTGTTCCGCAGAAGTGACATTCGAGAGCGCCGTCTGCTGCGCGGTATCGGCCGCAGTCTGATTCTGCTTTTCGAGCCCCTGCGCCTGCTGCGCGCCCGTAACTAAAGCGCCCGATGCGCTCTTCTGTGCATTCGATCCGAGTATCCCGCTGACGATGGAGCCGACGATTGACATGAATTTGACCTAGAAGGATTTGACCTAGAAAAGCTTTATTCCGGTTTCGAAATTCCCAGACAGACCTGATCGCACAAGACGCCGCCACGCAACTTCGACTTCACGTTCACCCCGTAGATGGCAAAGCCCGCGCGCCGCGCAAAGCGGATCGCCAGCTTGTTATCGCGGGCAATTTCCCCCACGAGCCGCCGCGCCGTCGTGTTCTGCCACATCCATCCGAGCATCATCTTGAAACTCGTGAGCGCCTGATTCCCGTAGCTGCGCGGGAGAAACGCCATGTGGGCCTTCCAGCACGCCCAGGTATCCGGGATGAAGACGCCCAAACCGAACGGGCCTTGCTCGTCTGTCGACAGCAAGTAAGTCACGAGATCGCTTTCGATCGGCTTCCACGCCTCCGGGTTTGTTGTGAAGTCGTCGGAGACATGGGCAAAGATGCGCGGGTGTGTGATCAGTTCGCGGATCGCCCGGTAATCGCGCGTGCGAAAGATTTTGCTCGAATCGCCCGCCGAGGGGAGTTTTCCCGCAATGCGCGGCTCCCGATACATTTGCTCGAGCGCCCTGATCTCGTTTTCCATCAGCCGACTTTCCACCATTTCGTTCCGTCGCTCTTGATCTTGAAATGACTGGTCGCCGATCCGATCGCACCGGTGAGCGTGAGGTTTCCGCCCTGCACCCCGGTGAGCGTGTACGTGTTTCCGTCGGAGGAAGTCTTCACGTAGGTGATTTCCTTGCACTGCCCGGTTTGTCCGCCGCTCGATACGCCCGCGGCTGGCGCGGCCTCGCTGTAGCTGCCCTTCGAAGTGTCGACCTCGTAGAGTGGCGCGATTCCCTGCACGATCAGCATCCACTGGTAGTCGGTCGGCGAAAGCGCGGAGGCTTGCGTCGTCGGCGGCGGCGGAAGATAGGGAGTAGTGGGCATTTAGACTTACAGAATGGAGAAGTTCAATCCGCGCTATGCGCTCATTCCAGCAGTGCTGATCTGCCGTCTGTGTAAACAGGAGATTCCAAAAGGAACGCCGTTCGCCAAAATCATCGAGTCGTCGAACACACTTAATTTTCTAAAAGGAATCACAACAGAAAGCTGGGCGCATCCTGAGTGCATAGAAGAGTTGTCCCCCAAAATGTCTCAGGCGGCCGCTGGCTCCGCCTCCACATAGGCGTCGGCGAATCTCCACGGGATCGGATCGGTCCATGCCGCTTCCCACAGCCGCTTCCTGCCGCGCCCGAGCATCCGCTTAATCACGCGCGCGTTATAGTTGCCGAGCGAGCCCACGCTCAGGTAGTAGGTGTTCGACCAGGTTTTGCCGCCGTCGTCGGACCAGCGCAGCATCAGTTGCGGAGGCCGCGCATTTCCGTCGCCATCGATGAGCGGCGGCTGGCCCTGCACTGCCTGCCAGAGAGCAGCGTCCGCGGCCGAAACTCCCAGGCCGACTTCAGCGTCGAATTCGATCTGCCGGAAGTAGACCCACTTGTTTTCCACCGAGAGAGTGGGACTTCGGCGATAGCCCCGAATGGCGTTCCCGAAATCGGTACAGAAAAGGGAAGAGAGCTGGTAGACCGTACCCGAGGCCCAGTCGCCGACCAGGTGCATGCCAAAGGCAAACGCGTGGCAGATTGCCCGGTCCATGATGTAGGTCCCATTCGCCTGCAGCCAGAATCCGCGCTTGTGCCAGTAGCCGGTGAGCATGTCGTAGCACCAACTGGCGTTCGCCGAGGGGAAATCGACCACGATGAAGGTGTGGCCATACTCCTGATAGCTCCAGCTCACCGCGTCCGAGGTTTTCGCATACTGCTGCCAGGCCAATTCGACCGCATGGGTCGAGATACGTTGCCCGGCGAAACCATTCGAGAGCATGCCGACCAGCGAGCCGCGGTCATCCTGCGACAACCAAAACGCCGTGTTATTCGCGGTCACCGAATCGGCAAAGGTCGCGCACGATCCGCCCTCGAAGTACGCGCCCTGCACGGGAATAAAAACCGGAAAGCCGGCGCCGCCGTTGTAATACCAGACGGACTTTTTCGCCGAAGAAAACTTGATCACCCGCGCGTAGCAGGACATGGAGACGATGTTGTCGGGGAAATAGCTGAGGGTCGCGATGTTCAGCCCATTCCAAACCGTGGCGTCTTCGAGATTTGATTGCTGGAAGGTGTGCGAGTTCTGAATGGTCGCGATCACGTAGCCATCAATGAAACCGATTTGCGCGATCAGGCCTTGGAACTGCGATGCGACCACGGCGTAAAGAGAATTGTTCGCGACCGCGGTGATGTCGACCGCGAAAGTTCCGTCGCCGGCGCCGGTGAGCACGCTGGTCGCGACATTGTTTTGAACCACATTTCCAGATCCGGGCGTGACCAGGAAAGTGGCAACCACTCCGCCGCCGCCAACCGTCAGGACTTCATATGTGGATCCGGTTCCGTTGATCGTTCCCGTGTCCCCTGGCGCGTAGCCAGTCCCCCCTGCGCCCGCATGTACGATGGCCGCGGTGATCGCGCCCAGAAAGGTGAGCACATAGAGATTGCCGTTGTTGAGGATAACAAGCTGCGTCTGGTTCGCCGTCATCATCGGCGGCGTGATCGGAGCTCCGCCGAGCGAGCCGTAGTTGGCGATCACGTTCCCGCCGGCGTTCAACTCGTAGAGTTGCGAGGCCGCGGCAAACACGCGCCCATTGATCGGGAAGATGCAGGGGATCGCGTTCTCGCCCTCGAGCTGGGCGAAGACCTTTCTTCCCGGCGTGTGCAGCAGCGCGATCGGCGTCTTCGCATTCGGAGAGCCCGACTGCTCGCAGTAGCAGTTCATGGCGTCCTCGTCGTCCACGTTCGGCGACTGCGAGACGTAGGTGGGGCCGCAAAAGCCCCAATTGCCGGGCATTGCTAGAATGTCTCCATGCAAGTTTGGAAGGTTGGCGATTACTGCGCTGCGTGCGTGAAGGTGATTCGCGAGAATCCCGGAGCGCTCTGCCAGTTCTCGCTACTCCTGCCAGACGGGAAGATGTGTTTGGGCTTCTGCATCACCGATTTAAAACCGGACTCATTTATCGATTACCCGCCGGAGCTTTACACATGAACCGCCGCTCGTTTCTTTCACTCTTCTCCGCTGGCGTCGCAGGCCTGGCGCTCGAGCAGGCGATTCCGCTGGGCCGGGTGTGGAGCTTCCCGAAAGAGATCGTGATTGCTCCGCCGTTGGCATCACTAGATTGGCCGCAAGATTTTCCGCGCAGAATGGCGGTGGGATCAACCGTCCGCATTCGCTTTCCACAACGCTTTCTCATTCGCGACTACATTGGCGATTTCAGCCAGCCGCCGCGATATGGGGTTTATGTCGCCACTCCAGAAGGACTTGAACCTACTGCGGCCTTCCTCCCGGATAGTTCCCGTACGCCCAGTTGAAATCCTGCTTTTGCCCGGGAGATTTCGCCTGTGGCATTCCGCAATCCCGCGTCGCGATGCGCGGACTCTTCACGTTGTTGCCAAACACCGCCGCGCGCGCCAGCAGAGCCTTCCTTTCGAGATCCGCCGGTACGGGCCGGTTCGATCCGGGACACAAATCCTCGGCAAGCGTCAGCATCAACGCCGCGCGATAGGCTGGAGGCAGCGTTCCCGGCCCGCCCGGTCCGCCGATCGGGTCCTGAATCGAGACGAACTGCGAAACCGTCTGCCAGAATTGCAAGCGGACTTGCTGCGCGCTGTTGCACACCGGCCAAAAATACAGCGAGCCATCCGGGTTGGTGGGGTCGTAGTAAACGTCTGTGGGAACGTTGGTCTGAATTTGCTTGGTTTGCTGCGCCGCCCACCATTGCCGGTCGCGGATGTTCATCGGCAGATCGACCAGGCCAGGGGTTCCCTGGTTCAAGAGCAGCGCCGCCGATTCGAGGCGCACCGGACGCGGCGCTCCGTTGGTCGAAAACGTGGCCACCCCGCTCGGCCCGATGGTCTGCGGATTCAGGTTCGCGATCAGGGTGTAGATGTTGAAGGCATAGGAAAAAACGTAGAACTGTTTCGCCTGCCAGACGTCGGTGAGATAGTTGAATTTGCGGAACCCCCACTGCGCCTCTTCGGGGTTACGGTTCGCCTCTTCCCCCGGCGCCCAGGCACCGATTTCGATAAAAGAGTCGTTGATGATGTCGAAGACCTTGTACGAGAGAGGATTGGGCATGGGTTAGAATCCGGGAATGATTGGCTTACTGGTGAGAACGCCGAGCGTTTGCTGCCCGCAATGCAAGATGGAGCTGTTAAAAATCCTCAGCACCAATGATCGCGTGGTCTTCCAGCATCCCGACGGTGATGCGGTGAGCGGGTGCTCGAAGATCAACAGACTCTTCTCGATGAAACCTGTGCTGATCGAGGCCGAAGAAATCTAGCTCTCGTCCGCCTCGTCGAGCGCCGCCAGTTCCTCTGCGGACATCTCCTCTTCGCGCTTGGGCGCGTGATCGGCAACAGCAGCAATTCCGGAGCGGCTCACTTTTGAGTAGTCGTGTCCTGGCGACGGCTTCAGCTGGAAGCCCCGTTTGAGCGCGGCTTTCTGCTCTTTCTCGGCGTTCGGACCGGCGGCAATCGTAAGCACGCGTCCGCTCTCGTGGTGATAGAGCACCTTGGGGAATTCGTTTTTGGGATCATGCGGGTTGTAAGGGCGGCGCGGCGGATTGTTGATGTCAGTGATGGCCGGGCCTTGTTGGGGTTCATCCACGGTGAAATGGTTTCGCACTGGTGTGACTGGAGACATGGTTTCCTCAGAGAGTGATTCGGGATTTTGCTGCTGCCGCTTTTGTTCTACGAGCTGCTTGCGTGTCGTGGTATCGCGGGCCACGCCTTCGAGATCGAATTCGAGCGGCCAGCGCTCGCGCGGCGCTTTGCGGCTGGCTTCATTCAGGGGCATCGCTTCAAAGTAAAACGCGGGGAGAAAAAAGGGGGAGCAGAGCAGGTTCGCCCCGCTCCCCTGGCAACAGGCAAAGCAATTTAGTAAAACGCGAAGTACGGGCCTTGGAGCGTGGTGTAGGCGCTCGGAGGCGTGATGGTTGCGGGCACGGTTGCGTAGGTCTGGCCGGTGTAAATCTGGGTGAAGAATCCGGCGTTCCCATCGGCGGTCGCAATCAGGTTCAGGGTGTCGGTACTCGATTGCGCCTGCGAACAGCCCACATACCAGGCCGGTCCCACCGCGAAGTATTGCGCGGTGAAGGGAAGCGCCTGATACTGGCTGGCGGTCCCGCTGGTGGTGGTCGAGCCGCTGTTGGCCAGCAGGTTGCCCGCCGCATCGTAAAGGATCACGTTGCGGTGGCCGTTGGCGGTCACTGTCCCGTTCAAAATCTGCAAGCCCGTCAGAAGTTTGTTGACGGGCAGATAGATTTGCGAACAGTACATGCTGGTGTTAGTGGTGGCCGTCGAGGTTCCGACGCCAGTCAACACCGCGCCGCCGGGATCGGGAGCGAAAATAACCGCCGCGGTCAAGGCGGTGACTCCTCGCACCCACAATCCACCTAAGCAGTCCGAGTAGACGTTGTTGTTGATGTCGATGTAGGGCACCACAAACAGCGTGCTGCGCGTGCAGCTTCCGAAGGGATAGCCCGGCGGAGTGGGCGACTGAAAATAGCTCGGAGGCCCGTACCAGACCCGGGCTCCGTTTGGATGCGTGCTTACCCGCGAGCTGGGACCTGCTCCGCGCGTCACCGACACCGTGGTAGAAGTGACAGCGTTTACGAAGTCGGCTTCGCCCTCAATGAAAAGCATCGTGTTGCCGGCCGTGATCCCGGTAGTCGAAGTCAGCCGGAAGGTGTTGGCTTGCGAAGAGGTAGACGTAATCGCCGCCGCAAGCGTGGTGGCGGGAATGACGGTTTGCGCGAACGACAGGGAAGCCGCCAGGAGCAAACCGCAGAGAATCAGCGAGTTCTTTAGATTGTTTTTCATGGTTGTGTGTCCGGGGTATGACTTTTAAATCACACTTGGCGGAACTCTCCTTTTAGGCTCCGAGCAGTCCAACGCAAGCGTTGTCCTGGTAGAGGTTGCCGAATCCGCCGACCGTATCGAAGCGGTTGATCTGCAACGAGTGGAAGGCATCCCAGGCTTTCACGTAGCGCACCGGGATTCCGGTGGCCTTGTCTTCCGCCTGCGAACGGGCTTCCACTGCTTTCGGCAGATAGAAGCGCATGCCGACGATGGCGAAGGCCATCGGAGTAAGCGCCAGGCCGATGGTTCCGACCGCTCCGTTCGGGTTGGTGGTGCCAGGGAAGAGCGTGAGCGCCGCGCCGCCAGCGGGCAAAGCGTCCACGTTCTGATACTGGCTGGGCTCGGCGCCATTCGGCCCATAGATCGCGGGCAGGATGGAGAGCACATCGGCCGCATTGCCTCCGCCGATCCCCACAAAGTTCTGGGTCACGGTAAAGGTTTGCGGCGTCAGCGGGCCGGGTGGTCGGCGCGAGCGCGGGTTGACGAAGTTCACGTTGAGAACCGAGAACTTGTCGCCTTGATTGAACGTATCGCCAGCGGTGCAGGTGATCGCGAGCGAAGTCCCCGACTGGTTTCCGCCGTTGACGGTGACCGCACCCGCCCAGGTTCCGGCAGTGTGGGAGTAGAGGTTCTGCTCTTCGAAAATATCGAAGGTTTTCAGTTTCCCCATCGAGCCTTCCTTAAAGGCTTCGGTAATGGCGTCGGTCGGTTGGAACAGCGACGTCACCGGGGTGTTGATGGAGTTGGTCTGCATCGAAGAGGAAATCAATGCAGCCCGTTTCTTCGAAAGATACGAGCCGGCCTTCTGCAGCAGCCGGGCGCGCGCCTGATCGAGAAACACTACGCTGGTCGGATCGGTGCCGAGTGCGCCGACGATCTGCGAGCAGTTGTTTTTTGCGAACAGGGCCGCGCGGGAGTCCCATTCGTTTGCGAGCTGCACGCCGGCCGGAGCCAGGTACTGTTCGCGGATTTCTTCTTCCGAGCGCTCGGCCTTGACCGCAGCTTCGTAGTCATCCCACTGGAAGTCGATGCCGAACGGCTCATCGAGCGAAATCGTGGTCGAAATGCGGTTGATGCCTTGCGGGTTGTATCCGAGTCCGTTCCGGATGGTGAACTGTTGCGGGTATTTGACAGTGATTGTGGTGCCGACGGCCCACGTTTTCTCATAGTCCTTTTCCCAGTCGTGATTGAAGTATTCGGCAACCTTCAAAGCGTTCTTGAGGTTGCGCAGCACCTCCATGGAGATCCAGGAGGTGTTTAGAAATAAGTTGGGCACGGTTTATTTCCTCTTGAGGCGAGCGAGTTCCTTCGCGTTTTGCGTGCGCTGGTAGGTCTCGAAATCGCCATCGTCTAGGGCCTGCTCGACCGCGTCTTTCGCCACGGTTCCCTTGCCGGAAACCTGGTGCGGCGGCCGCGAAGCCTGGGTGATGGGTTTTGCAGAGGAAGAGGAAGAAGATTTGTCGCCGGGTGCGCCCGATCCGGAGCCGGAAAGCGAGACCTCGATCTCCATCAGCTTGCGGAACTGCCGCTGCGGAGTGATGAGGCTTTGAAACTTGCCGGTTTTGGGATCGTGGTTGGCGTAGAAACCCTGAAGGATGTCCGGGTGCTGGCCGAGGTGATAGAGCACTTCGCCGGCATGATCGGAATCAAGCAGGAAAAGCTCGGTCACCGAACCTTTCGGGATGACCAGGTCCTCGCTCAGTGCGACTTGGTCGAAGTCCGCGTATTTGGCGCGCAGCGGCTCGAACTTCTTTTGGAGGTTCTGGCCGATCTCGCGCTCCGCGCGCTGCTGCTCGGTGAGTTGCTGCGTCTTCGACTGCGTCTCCTGCCATTCCCGGAGGGTTTCCTGTTTCAGCCAGCCGTCTTTCGCGTCTTCGTACTCCGCGTAGTTGGCGTACTTGGCTTTTCCGGTTTTCGCATCGACGTCGTCGATCTTTGGTTTAGGCGCAGCTTTCGCGGGCGTCGTCTCGGTTGCAGCTTGCGAGGTCTGCTTACTGTCACTGCGGGTTTCCGGTCGAGATGAATGCGTGCCTTCGAGGCGGGCGACTTTTTCGCGCAACTCTTTCAGCTCGCGTTCGCGTTTCTGCCAGCGGTTCTCCGAGGTGCGCGCGGTCTTCGATTGCGCGGGTCCTTTTCCGTTCTTCTCTTCTTCTGCGGCTTGTGCGGCTGCCGAGGCCGCGGCGGTATCGGCGTCACTGGAAGCTGCCGAGTCTTCCTCTTTCTCTGACGGAGTTTCGTTTTCTTTTTTGGCCGCTGCCGAGGCGTCCGTTTTTTCTGACTTGAATTCTCCGGTGAGGCGATAGTGCGGATCGTCCGGCAGAAAGCCGGTTTCCATCGCTTCGTCGAGAGAATGCGGAATTTCGAGTTCGGCTGCCGAGGCCGATTCTTCACTGACTGTTTTCATGGGTTACCTTTTTGGGTGTTGAGTGCCGGATGTGACGCGGGACCGGCGGCGCGAGAGGTGCTTCTAAACTTGGGTTGATCCTTGCGGCTGCGGCTGATCCGGCGGAGCCGTAGCCTGCGCCAGCGCGATCTTCTGGTCGGTCTGCTGCGCGTCGTGCTGGTGTTCCATGGCCTGCAGTCCGGCTTCGTGCGCGGCGCCGTGGTTCTCTTTCCAGAAGGTCTCGTACATCTGTTGTTCCTGCGAAGCGTGCTGTGACTTTGCGGTGATCTCCGCGATCAGCACCTTGATGTCGTTTGCCAGCTGCGCCCGCTGGTTGTCGCCGTCTTCCTTCATCTGCTGAATCAGCATCTTGGTCTGCTGTTCGAGAACCTTTCCCGCCCGCTCCATGTGCAGCCCGGAGTTTTCCTGCATCGCCTGCTGCAACTGGGCCTGCAGCTGCTGAATCGCGGCCTGGGCTTGTGGCGGCATGTTCGGATCGGCCGGCGGCGGATCGAATACGTCCGCGATCTGCTGGCCGATCGGACCGAGTGTGGGACGCATGCGGATGCCGAGCGCGAAAACTTTGGCCGCCGGCGTTCCGGGTTGGGGAAGGTTGGCGATGTTCTCGATCAGCGAATCGACAAACTCGTCCTGCTCCTGGCGCTCCGAGTCCTGCGACGGGCCGGTCGAGAGCGTGACATCGAATTCGCCCTTGCCGGTGTGGAGATGCCCTGCGTCGAGGCCCTGCACCTCATAGCTGCCATCGTCGCGGAGAGGGTGCGAGGTGTTTCCGACGAGCTGCATCGTCGAGCGCTTGCCATCGGGCTGGCTGATCGGCATGTCGCGCTGGGTGTCGATGATCGGGGTGATCAGCTCATTCACCTGCCAGCCCACATTGTGCAGGAAGCCGTTTTCATAGCGGTCGATGAAGGGGAAGCTGCCGAGCGAGATCATGTCGTCGATCTTCTCTAGCGCCACGCCGGATTTCTGATTCCGTCGCTGCGCGGCGTCGGGCAGAGGGCTGATGCCCATGCCAGCCTGGATTGCGCGAACGGCGGCATCCTTTGCGATTTCCCATTCCTGGAAGTCCGGAGAAAAATTGTTGAACTGTGGGGGCGGGGCGGCCTGCTGTCCGCTGGCGTCGAGAATCAGGTCGTATTGCACGTAAGCGTGGGGAACCTTGGTGAGTTCGTCCCAGGCGTCTTTGTCAGTTTCAAACTGCCCGACCGCGCCAACAAACGGCGTCTTCGGAAGCTTGCCGGCCATCTCGCATTCGCCTGAGGCCAGATAATCGAGCAGCATCTGCGGATCGCGGGCGAAGCGCACCATCGAGAGCAGCTGCCGCTTGGCGATGCCGCCTTCGGTGGTCCAGCGCTCCGGACCCAGGCAGGAGATGATGGGGATGCGGCTGCCATCCCAGGGCACCTCGTCGAGGATCTCGAGGCCGTTGGTCATGTACTGGAACACTTTCGGGATTTCGACTTTGCGATCGCGCTTCACTTCGCCGGTTACGCCGTGTTCCTTCGCGAGCTTCCATTCCTTCTCGTCGAAGATGACCGGCCCTTTTTCGGTCTCGATCAGCAGTAGAGTTTTAAAGCTCGACTGCACCTTCCAGAACTCGCCGCGCTGCACGTATTTCTCTTTGATCCAGTCGGTGATGGTCGAATCGTTCAAATCCTGATCGCCGAAGTCGGTGACGCGCGCCTTGGGATAGAGCTGCTTGAATTGGCTTTTGGGAATCAGCTCGAGCAGAAAGCCGTCTTTCACATCGCAGGCAGAGGGCTGCGTGTAATAGGGCGAAAGCAGCACCGTGTCCGGGTTCGCGATCGGCTTGATGAGAATTTCCTGATCGAAGCTGGAATCGTCTTTGTACTCGGTGCGGATCACAGCGTAGCCATACGAGCGTTCCGTCATCGACTGAAACGCGCCGAGGTAAATCGGCTGGGCTTGGGAGCGCTCTTCGATTCCCATGATCGCCGCCGAGCGTTTCTGCGCGTCCTGGTCGTTCGCTCCGCTGCCTTTGGGAATCGCCTTGATGGCGCGCTTCGATTTGCGCACGTTGCCGTTCACCTGGGCGAGAAACTGATTCAGCTGGTCAAGGTGAATGCAGGGGCGTCCTGAACCTTTGCGCGCGTCGCGATCTTCCTGGGTCCATGGGCCTTCGATCGAGATGGCACGCATGTCTTCGGCGGCTTCGTCGCGGATGTCCTTCCAGGCGTCGCGGTAGTCCTGGTAGCACTCGCGGATTTCTTTGGGATCGGGGGTGGACACGGCTAAAATTCAGCGATGAGTTGGGATTGGAATGGTTGCCCTAAGTGCGAATGCCAAGTATTTCGGATGGATTGTCGGCCCGAACATCCAGGGACATGCTGGTTTGGAACGTGCGACTGCTGCGGGAGCATTTGTGAATTTCGCACTGACGGACAGTTGAAACTCACTGGACCAGCACTGGCTTCGCCGCGCACTTCGGACACAAACACTTCTCATCATCGAAAACCCAGCCGGCCAGCCGCGCCCGGGCGTAGCCGTCCTGCTCATCCCACACCCGATGCCGCTGAGTGAGGTGGCAGGCGGAGCATTCGAGCGTCATCGTGGCGCGCCCGGGAACGTGCTTTGCGCAGTAGGTTTTCAACACGCCATTGCGTTCGGCCCAGCGCCAACCGGCAGCCTGCGCGTCTTTCCTAGCCTGTTTGCGAGTCACAGCAGGAAAAGCTCCGAGCACGGTGCAGTGAGTGCAGACGAATTCCATCACGCCTTTGGCTTCCGCGTGTTTCTGCGCTTCAATGGCTTCCTGCGCCGCTTTCTCCAGTTTGTATTCGTCGGATTCCACTTCGCCGACCTTGAACGGCTGCGGCCAATGAGGATTGTCTTTGTGGATCACATCCCACTGTTCGCGCTCGGCCTTTTCGTGGATCTCGTGCTCGTAGACGTCGAGCGGCTTGGCGATGAAACTCAGCTTGGGAGCAATAGCTTCATAGGCGATGCGGCGCTGATCGGGCCTCGTACTCATAAGCAACCCGCGAAAAGAATCGTGGGTGCGGTAGAGCGTCGCGATCTGAGAGAAGAGATTCGGATCGTCGATGCCACCGAAGCCAACTTTCTTGAGCTCGTGGTTGATGCGCTGGCGCTGATCGAGAGAGATCGACATCTACTCTTCGCCTTCCGCTTCGGCCTCGCCCTTGCCGCCACCTTCCCCCGTCATTCCCAGGTGATCGGCGATGTGATCCAGCATGTCGCCATGAGTCGAGCTCTGCCCTTTGGCGTCGAAAGGGAAGCTGTGATGGGTCTCTTCCATGAACGCGCCGGAGGGCGAGGTCTTAGAGGGCATCATCTCGTGGTGGACGGTGTGGCCGGTGACTGCGCTTTTCGGGCCGCGGTGGATTTCGATACGCATGGAGCGGATTTTCGCTTTCGGTGCTTTCATAGCTGCCTCGTGTTTTGCTTCCATCTCGCGGCCTTTGGCCGTTTCTTTTGAGCCGTGCATCGCGCCGATCTTGTTCATCACCTTGAAGGGGATGGCGGAGTTCTCCCCGTACTCTTTCTTCAGTTTGGTTTCGAGAAATTTAGGCATCAGCGTTTCACTCCCAGCCCCTGCGAACACGGGGGGCAGTAAGCCAGCACAGTTCTTTCGGTCACGACCAGGTTGCGCCCGCACTTCCCGCACGGGAGCACCTTCGTGCTGCGCGGGATCTCGATTACCTTGGCTTCGCTGCTGCCCATCGCTTACACCATCCGTTCAGATAAATCGGATTCTTCACAGCTTCACAGCGCGTCCCGCCGAGCGCCTCGATCACATGCTTGCAGTTGCCGCAGTCTTCGCCAGGATGTTCCGAGGTGCGCTCGTACTCGACTTCCTTGTGCGAGAGCTTCTCGGACTCGGGGCGTTCGGCCATTTAAAAAGCTACGCTCCGATGGTGACGGATTGCAGGTTTTGCACGTACCACTTGCCGTTATAGGCGACCAAGTCAATCGCGCCGCCGATCTGCGCGGGCCAGGTCGCTTTGTTCACGTTGCCGGCGCCGTCCTCGAATAACCCGGTCGCAGTCAAGGTGTGGGCGTTCGCGGTCGAAGAGAGGATCTCGATGCAGAGCCCGTCATCGGCGCCGGCCGTGGGCGCCGCCAAAGTCAGCGCTGCGACTCCGGCCTTGGTGATCATGTAGCGGCCGGCGGTATGGGGATCGATCGCGCCCGAAGCGGGCAAGAGGTTCAACGGACCGCCGAGCATTTTGTTGATGGCGTCCTGCGAGAGCACGCCGGGGTAGACAGTTGAAGGTGATGGAGACATAAGAGTTTTCCTCGTTGGAATTTGAAATTGAAATCTGTAATCAGCGCGCCATCATCATCCGGCGCATATTGTTCTGCATCGGTTGAGCCTGCATCGCTTGCGGCTGCATCTGGGCGAGCGGCTGGGCTTGCGTTTGGGGCTGAACCGGTCCACTCATCACTGGCTGCGGCAGCATCACCGGCGCCTGTCCGGGCATCATTCTGGGATCAAAAGGACGGGCCAGCGCGTTATTCACCGGAGCCATCGTCGATTGCGGAGACATCGATTGCGGAGACATCGACTGTGGAGGTTGCGGAGAAGTCTGGACCGGTTGCGCGGGGCCAGGCGGCTGCATTCCCATTCCCGAGAGGCGCTCGGCCAGCGAGTTTTGCATCGGCATCATGCCATCAGCCCCACGGAGAGTGCGTCTTCTTTGTCTTCGCTAGGGCGTTGGCTTTCTTTGGAGCGACTGGCATCGCGAAGGTGAGTGCGAGGGCATCGGCATCGTCCGGCGAACTGGAATCGATTCCCAGTTTAGCCAGGCGCTTTTTCATCAGGTCTTTTGGTTCGAGCTTCACCCGCTGGCCGTTTCCAATCGACTGCGGCTTCGCGAGATCAGCGGCCAAGCCTGGATCGCGATCGATGGCGCCGCTCTCCCGCAACCATGCCTTCATACAGCCCCACATCTCATCGCGGCGGTAGGTGTAGTGAATCGAGTCGATAGCGTCGTGGCCGAAGTTGATCTCCATCACGTTCTTATGGCCGAGCGCACGGACGCCGGCAACGACTGCGCCGGCATTGCCTCCAACTCCGGAGCCATCGACGAACATCATCGCGACTTTTTCTCCGTTGTAGGTGCGCGCCAGAACGTCGGCAAGTTTCCCCACCATGACCGCGGCGTCACGAGTGAATTCACCTTTCACCCGGATCGGGGGGATCGAGCGAGCGTCCGCGCCTTTACGGAAGCGGATCACGTTCTCGTCTGCGCCACCCCAGGCGAAATCCACGCCGACCACGAGGGCGTCGGTCGACAGTGAAACTGCTTTGTGCTGCTGCGCCAACGAGATGGTTTCGAGATCAATGAACTGACCTTCGCCGCCTTTCGGAAACAGGCCGCGCGCGCGCACCCGGAAATAATCGGAATCTTCGTCGCCGTTGCACTCTTTCAGCCAGTCCGCGATTTCTTTCAGGTCGCAGCCTTCCACCGTGCGCGAGTCGATCACACGATAGGTGCCTTCAGTGCGCATCGAGCCAAAAACCCGCTCGTAAAACTCTCCCGTGTTGTGTGTGGGATTGCCGATCGCAAATAGAATGCGCTCGGTGAGGGCATCGGTGAGGCCACCACGCGCCACTTTGAAAATCTCGGCCGGGATCGGGCTCGCCTCTTCAAAGCCGTACATCATGCGGCGCAGGGAATTATGTTTTCCCGCGAAGGCTTGCGAGTTCTCCATCGACCAAGGTACGAAATCTAAACGCCAGGTCTGTTCGTGGCGGTCATCGTTGGCCTTGATCGAGGAAACGTTGGGGGTAAACCAGTGCGAATTGATGGCGAGGCGGAACCAGCGGGAGAATTCGGGCGAGGTTGTTCCGGTGAGCTGGCGGTCGGTGTTCGCCGTGATGCGCGCCATCGCATCAAGAAAGGTGGACTGGTTCCACCAGGCGAGGAAGGCGACCAGAGTAGTTTTGCCGGGACCGTGCCCCGAGCTGATCCAGCGCTGGTACACCTGATAGCGCGTCTCGGGATTCTGCAGCCAGGCGCCGAGCCGATCGAGCTCTTCGCACTGCCAGATGCGCGGTCCTTTGAACGGCGCGAGCTCGCCTTCGCCCCATGGGAAGCCGTACATCACGGCGCCGAGCGGATCCCAGCGGAACTCCGCCAGGCGCTCGCGCAGCTCCTGCTCGTAGTCGACGTTATGCGCGGTTGCGGACAAGATGGATGCGTTCCTCGGCCTTTTGCATAGCCAGTCTCATGCCTTCGCCCAGGGTGAGCGTGTGATTCACTTCCAAGGGTTTATCGTGCAAGTGGTTCACGGTTTGAACTGCTCTGCCAAAGGCTCGATCTTCGAGGTAGTGCAGCAAATTGATGAGCGGGATGATCGAAAACCGGCCCTGGTAGTCGGGACCTGTGATGGCGCCTTTTTCCTTTTCACTGAGCGAGCCGTCTTTGTTGAGTCCCAGTCGCCGGCGTTCGAGATCGATCATCGAGAGCCAGAGCTGCTCCGCCTTCGCCTGGGCCAGCACCCTGGCAGCAACGTTCGCGTTGGTCGGCCGAGTCGATTTTGGCCGGCCCATTTTGGGGCAGTTGCCACATTTGCAGTCAGCTGGGTGTTTTCGAGATCCGCCTTGCGCCATATAAAAGCAAAAGAAGCTAAGCTGGGATCTCCCCCAGGGCGACCCGAACTTTCTCGTCGACGACGGTCTTTTTCGGGTGCATGTACACGCTCAGGGAATCCAGGCTTTTGTGTCCGCTGCGATTCTGAAGCTCTTCAAGTGGCAGATTCTGCCGGAGATATTCGATGATGGAATGTTTCAGAGTGTGGGGATGGCAGTATAGTTCCGGCAATCCCGCCAGCGCGCCGTAGAGGTGCATCTTGCGCTGGAAGGTCCGCGCGGTGATCGGAAACAGCTTTTGCTTTCCCGGCGTCGAGCGGCACAAAGCTAACAGCGATTCGCGCTCATTGAGCAGCGGATTCTCGTGCTCGACGAGCTCGTCTTCGACAGGGTTCGAATTCTTCAGACGCTTCAGAACCAGCTTCGTCCCGATCACATTCGAAGCCGACAATCCGGGATAATGAGCGGTCTTTTTCTCGTTTGTTTTCTTGTTCTTCCATGTGACAGAACCGCCGACAATTTCGTGCGCCCGGAGCGCGTGAAGGAAGGCCACGAGGATCATCAACCAGTCGCGCTCGTTCCTCTGTTTCGCTGCTTTCAGCAGCGCGAGGACCCCGGCCATTTCGAAGAAGTGCGGCATAGCTTAATCAGAAAGAAGCTAAAAGAAGCAAAAAATGTCCGAGTTCAACAAATTCGGACACGCTAGGCGCGAAGTTGCGCGCGGAACTCACCCAGACAGAGGCAGCCGCACTCCACGCACTCTTTGTGCTGGCCGTAGAGACAGGCTTCGCAAATCGGCGAGGCACGCCTCGAGTACCTGATCGCGGTTCGATCCGGGGCCCGCCTGGTCTTCCTGGTTCCCAGTTTCTGCAAGCGCAGGAAGTAATCCGGGTTGATTGCGATCGGGATCTCGCGCGGCATCGCCGGCGCTTCGGGAACAACGTAGGTGTCTGCCGTGCTCATTGGAAAAATCGTGAGGCGAACAGGACGATCTCCGGCAATCGCGCCAGCGCTGCCGTGACCAGGGCGACGATGATCTGCCCCCACAGCTCCCGATCTTCGCGTTCTCGCAGTTTGGCGAATATCAGGTTGATATTGCGCAGCAGCACTTCGCTCGAGTAGCGCTCCGTGTACTGCTTGCTGCGATCGTGTTTCCCATAGGTGCCGAGGCGCTTGGCTAATTCGATTGCTGCCTGGTGGGGATTATCGGGCAAGGTGAAACTCATTTAGACGGCGGCGCGGACGGGCAAAATCTGGTGCGAGAATAAGCTTCTCGAGGAGACGCGGATCATGTGCGTGCGGAGCTGGGCTTTCCGGTTGTAGTAGAGGCCGAAGCGACGCATTCCACGATCACCCGCCCTCGGCATCTCGTAGTGGAGTTTCTCGCCGAGGTTCTTCAACCGGGCGAAGGGAAGTAAGTTGCCCACGCCGATGGGGCCGTCAAAGTATACGAAGGTCCGCATTTGCTCGATCATCACGGCCATCGCATCCCGCGCAGCCTTCGCCTGTTGAATGGCGTCCCGAGCTTTCGCGCGCACCATTTGAACCAGCCGCTTGCCGATCGGGCGCGCATCTCCGGCTGCAACCAGGCGCTCAGCGATGGCACGGCCGCAGAAAGTTTGCGGCGCAACAGAATTCGGGGCCTCATGGGCCTCAAGCACACCAACACGTCCTTTAGCCATTTTTGGGAACACTCGTCCGAGGGGGTAGAGAAAATGCCGTTTTGGGCGCACGGCGCGGCGCTTACAAGTAGGGATCAGGCGATCCGAGAGCTACTGTGGAGCAAAGCCCTGGCGAAAGAAAGTTACGGACGTGCTGGACCGGAAGGATTTTCACAGATTTCGCCCCGCGCCTGGTGCGCCAGGACAGAGATAGGTGCGCCAGAAAATGATTCACAGGGAATGCACAAGGCTGTGGAAAAGACGTCGCTGGAGGAGGTTGAGGCGCGACGCAGGGTGAGCTGAATGAAGAAACAGAAGGCGCTTAGCTGCCGCTTTCCTGACTACTATGCCGCTTGCGTTGCCCAGCTCGCGTTCACTCCGCAGGCGTGGACGAATTCATCGGTTTTGAAGCCGGGATTCTGGGCCGCGATGCCGTTGCCTATGCCCTCGACGATCTGAAAGAGATAGGCCTTTTCCGCTCGCGTGACTTCGCGTTTTGCCAGGCCGGACAGGGTATTGGTGAGGGTTGAGACGGGAACGTTCAGCTTGGTGTCCATCGATGAGGACCTCCTGGGAACTGTGATGCTGGGAACGAGACAGGTATACGCCCGGGGGAAGGGAAGCGCAAGAGAAGAGCCTGGTTCTCGCCTTTAACGCGCCGGGACTGGAGGGGCAGCCTCGACCGGCAGAGGAGCAGAGAGCAGGAATCCTTTGCCCGATTCGTTCGATGCGAAATCGATGATCCAATCGTCGTTTGCGCCGGAGCGGCGCGCGATCGAGATCATCACCTGCAGCTGCCAGAGGGGGATTTTCACGACAGCACAACTTTAACACCATTCGTCGCCGCAAAGTCTGTGTTGAATTGCTCACGGGGGAGGGAAGCGCCGTGACAGGGCGGGATTCGTGTGTCAATATTGCCTTATGGTGTGCGGAGAGATTTTCTGTTGCGGGTGTGAGGCGCTGCTCATGGTCGCTCCCTTAGCGCCATCGACCTTCATTCTCCGCTGCGATTCGTGTGGAACTGAGAACGTGTTTCAAGATTCCATTCAACCTGTTGGAAAGCTGCTGCGTCATCCGTCAGAAAGAAAGCGTCTTTCGGACACCATGGACAATGGGCGCGAAGATGCTCCCCGGACAACTCCTGCCGCGACTTCTTTGTTGGCGTAAGCGTGCAGACCACTATGGGGTAGTTGCACTGTCCGCAAGCGAAAATAAAGACGTTCGCAAAGCCTCGTTTCACTCAGTCCTTCTTCTTCGGCGTCTCTTTGGCCCAGCGGGCTTGGGCGGCCTTCCGGACACGGGGCGCTATACTCAGGCTGTCATGGACGAAGAGCCCCAAATTAAATCAGTTTCTGAGATTTTGGAATCCACTCTGCGAGAAGCTGAGCGAACTTTAGAGCGCGTTCGCCTTCCGTGGGGAGAGCCCCAAGACTCTTTAGAGCTTCGTCATATTTCTGGGACATCGGGTCCTTCAGCGCGATTCGTGCTGACGTTAAGGCGAACGCTATCTCTGGACGATCCGGCAGACCGAGAGTTTCTAGAGCGGCTCTGTGCGCCGAAAGTTCCCAATCCAACCGTTTGAGAATCTGAAACATTTGCGCGATCTGCTCGGCAGTGAATTCAAATTTCACGAGGCATCAGTCCTTCTTTTTCTCTTTGGCCCATCGGGCTTGGGCGGCCTTCCGGTGTTCTGGTGACCGGGGCATTCAGCCCTTCTTGTCCTTCTTCTCAACTGCGGAGCTGGTCACTTCGTCGCGGAGGGGCAGGGAAAGGCCTCGTTGATGGCGAAGATCACTAATTCCAGTGAAGGCTTGTGCGCTTTCTCGGGGTGATCGGAAATGTACTTCACTACGATTCTCTTCAGTTGCAGCGGGGTGGCGTCGTCGCTGATGCAGTACGCTTGGCCTGGTTTTCCGAAGAAGAATCCGTCCCATACGCCCATTATGTAGGCAACACACGCAGCTCCCTGAACGCTGCGATCCGGGGTCTCAGCGCACGTACGCATGAAATCATTCCCTCTGTCCCAGAGTGCGCCGAGGGCTTGCGGTTGTTCAGGTGCTTTCTTGGGCGCGTCCTGCGCCCAGCTCGCTCCACTCAGCAGGATGAGGATTAAGACTCGTTTCATGGCCGTGATTCCTCCGATGACACCCTAACCCTACGCAGGGGCCGCGCATAGGGCACGAACGGAGTATTACTTTTGAGTGGAAGGTGCCTTCTTTTTCGACTTAGACCAACGGGCTTTGGCGGCGCGGCGGGCGGATTCGGAGCGTTCCTTCTTCGTGAGCTGGCTGTTCGTCGCCTTGGCCCCAAGTTTCCCCAGTTTCGAGAGGTATTCGCGGACTGGATCGTCGGCCACAAAGGCATAGTACCACTGTGCGCGGCGGACGCCAATAGAGTTTGACATGCGCGGCGGACGCGGATACAATTGTTAGTGTAGTCGGGCTGAGTCGGTGCGATCAACACCCACTCAGCCCTAAACAAAATCAGCCTTGGTACGGAGGCCAATCTTGTCTCAGAGCACTCTAGCAGTTCTCGCCCACCCCGCTTTTCCACAGGCGTTCGATCGCTTCCAGCTACAGGTCGAGCGCGTCATCACAGAAACCCAGCTGGGCCAGTGCTCCCACGAATCTGTCATCGCGCACGGCGACACCAGGGAAGATTCCGAATACTTTCCTTGCGGCGATCCGGCGGACGTCCACGATCTCCTGAGCTATCGGCCGTTTTGCATGAAACACTTTCGCGCCGAGCAGCTCCGCGTCGCGCTCGAGGCGGTGAACCGTGGCTAAGCTCACTCTCGAACAATTAACTGAGAGCTTTCTTGATCAGGTTGCCGTGTGTTTCGACAAGGGGCTCGCCGTTTGGCACGGCACTCCCTTTCTCGATCCCCGCGATGGGCAACCGATCCCCGCCGGAGAGTTGCTCGAGCGCATCCGGCTCGGCAAAGACGCGAAGGAGCCACGCCGATGACCGACTCCGCCCTCGCCGAATTCCAGAGACTTTGTGAGAAGCGCGATCTCGCCGCCTACCAGGCCATGGGAGCGATCAACGTCGCCATGGAAGTCCTGCGATCGGCGCGCGACGCCTTCGACCTGGCCGACCAGCAAGTCAACCAATTCAGAAATTCCAAAAAGGAGAATCAATCCGATGGCAACCACAGCTCAGCCGCTTAGTTCATGGTCATGGGGAAGTATCTTTCGCCGCCCTTCGAAGGCGCTGGTTCCGGCACCGACGCCCGCAGTTTTGGCTGCCGCTGCCTCGACTCCGGCCGAGCTGCTCCGGATCGCGGTTTCGCAGAATGCCGATCTCGCGAAACTTTCTCAGCTCATGGACCTGCAGGAGCGCTGGGAGCGCAACGAAGCCAAGAAATCCTACGTGGTCGCGATGAACGCCTTCAAAGCGAATCCTCCCGTGATCACCAAGAACGAGATCGCGGAGTTCATCGGCAAGAACGGGGAGATCGTCGAGTGGGAGTACTCCACGCTCGATCACATCCACGACGCCGTGCTCTCGGAGCTCAGCCGCCACGGGATCTCGCATCGCTGGGTCGTCGAGCAGCCCACAACCGAAACCGTCCGTGTGACTTGCATCCTGACTCACAAGCTCGGCCACAGCGAGCAGACCACGCTCACGGGGCCGGTCGATCACTCCGGTTCGAAGAACGCGATCCAGGCCATCGGCTCCTCCGCGAAATATCTGGAGCGCTATACCCTGATGGCCGCCACCGGCCTCGCTGACAAGAGTCCTGACACCGATGGGCTCGCCTCGTCGCCGAATCCCGGAAGCGACGACCTGGTCAAAGATTTCCTGCGCGAGATCCAGAAGGCCGCGAACCAGGAGCAGGTCCGCGATGCTTTCATCGCCGCCTACAAGAGCACCAACGACAAGAAGACGCGGGAAGCTTATATCGCCGCCAAGGATGCGCGCCTGAAAGGAATCCGACAATGACGACATCGCCCTTGCTGATCGATTGCGCACATGGCAGCCCGGAGTGGAAGGAAGCCCGCCGCGGCCTGGTCACCGCTTCGCGCTCGGCCGACGTCCTCGCCACTCTGAAAAAGGGAGGGGAAGGCGCTCCCCGCCGGAACTACCGCATGGAGCTGGCGATCGAGATCCTCACCGGCGAATCCTTCCCGCACTTTGTCTCGCAGGAAATGCAGTGGGGCATCGACCAGGAACCGTTTGCCCGGGCCGCCTACGAGATCAAACGCAACACGCTGGTCGAAACTTGCGGCTTCTTCGTCCACCCCACTATCGAGCGCTTTGGAGCTTCGCCCGATGGCCTGGTGGGAAGCGTTGGCCTGGCACAATTCAAATGCCCCACAACCTCGACGCATCTCGCCTGGATGCTGGGCGGCGTCTTGCCGCTTGATCACGCTCCCCAAATGCTGGCCGAGCTGGCCTGCACCGGACGCGAGTGGAACGATTTCGTGAGCTTCGATCCGCGTCTGCCGGAACATCTGCAGCTCTTCATTCGCCGCATGGAGCGCCGGGATCACGACCACCTGATCGGCCAACTCGAACAAGAAGTCATGCGCTTCAACGGGGAACTGGACGCCATGCTGGCCGCACTCCCGCAGTCTGAACAGGGTATCGTGCTAGCGATGGATCACACCGACCCGGACGAGCTCGTCTTTTGAGGAGACCATGATGGCACTCTTTACCTGCGAACACTGCAACACGGTCATGCGCGAAGAGAATTACGAACAGCACCAAAGCGCGCAGCATCCACACTGGGCCACGACTATGAACGCCCAGCTGGAGCGCATCGCGCGCGCTCTGGAAGGGTTGGAACGCCGGGAGAAAAACCGTGGCTAACCACACCTGCTTCTGCGGTGAGGACCTGAACGATTCCGGCGAATGCTGGCAAGGCAAGATCATGGGCGGCCACCAGGGCAACTGCGTCATCTGCGGAAAGAATGCGGACCTGGACGGGCTGCGGTGCTGCTCGGTGGAGTGCGACCAGGCGGCGGATAAGGAATTTGAAAGGAGAAGTCATGCCGAAAATCACAATTGAAGTCAGCGACACCGTTTACAAACTGCTGCAGGTTCTTGAAGAGCAAGGAACTGTTGAAGGTGTAGTCCTCACCCTCATCGATCACGCGCAGCAAGGCGTCTATCGTCCGGGGGCGTGGGAGCGGGAATGGGTCATACAAGCGTTCGGTCCCGATTTCACAAAGCACTTAGAGCCCGGCGATCCCTACGGTCGGCCAGACAGCCCGATGTTTCAGCGACCGAGGAAATCGTGAAACGCTACCTCACCCTAACGGAGGCGCAGCGCTGCGAGTTCGCGAGAGAGACTGTTTGTAAGTGTCGCTGTGGTGGCGCGAAACACGGCGCTGCGCGCATCTCGAACGGGGACTACTCGGTGCTGCCTGCGGACGATCCCCACTACCGCCCGGTGATGACTAAAGCCGAAACCCTGAGTTTCCTGCGGCGCGCCGTCACTCACGTCACATTCAGCGCGGGAGATTTCTTTAGTCGCGATCTCGACACATCCTGGCGCGATGCCCTCGCAACTCTCGGCCAAGCGATCAAGGACGTAAAACAGCCATGACCATGCGCCGCCGCCCCATCCCGAAATCCCGTGACTACCCGGAGCGCTCCCTGCGGTATCACATGATCCTGAACGGAGCCGTGCGCGTGTACCCAGGGGGAAGGGAAGTTTGCCAGGACTCCCCGGCGGGTTGGCTCGAATACAAGCGCCGGGTCGGGGTGATGGTCCAGCGCCAGAACTTCCGCTGCTGCCTCTGTGGGAGGCGCCTAAGCGCGGGAAACAGCACATTTGAACATCAACGGCGTCGAGGCATGGGGGCGGCGTGGAGAGACGACAGAATCACGAAGGACGGGAAGGATTGGAACGGGGCGGCACATTGGGCGTGCAACGGGGTGAAGGGGCTAAGCGAGAGGTTCATCGCCGGGACGAGTCATTTCACGCGCATCGAGCACCGTCCGCTTTCCGCCGTTCCGCCTCGAAACAACGTCATCGAGCGCTGCGATCACTATTTGCCACGATCTCCGCACCGATGCCGACGCCTGCGTTTCGCCCCGCAATGCGCGACCGTACCAACCGCGCAACTCTCGAATCTCTTCGTCGGAAACTTCGCTGAGCTTCATACCATCTTCCGCAGCTTCATACTATCTTCCGACTCTTTCGCGATCCCGCCGCAGTCCGGTACCGGGCAGCCGAGCGACCCATCCCCATCGACGTCCGGCTCACAGTCTCCAGCCCTAGTGACGGCTCCGCAGATTTCGCACTTCATCGGAACGTCAAGGATTGAGGTGAGGATCACTTCTTTTCGGCCTCCACCTGGTACGGCGTGTAGTTCGGGTTGCCCTGGCTAATCCGGGCCATCAGTTCGTACACCCAGCGCTCTCCGCCAAAAATGTGTCCGCGCCCAAAGAGCATCACACGTTGCATTTGCTCGTAGTCTTTCCGGCTCATGGTGAGGATCACCTGGCCGTCTTTCTCGGAGTAGCTCATCGCTGCACCTCTACAGACCTTCCCGCATTCACGAGCAAGATTTCATCGCTTGCGCGTTTCTTTGCAGCATAGAAGCTGTGTTCTACTCCGGCCTTTGAGCCTCCTCGCCACGCGATATACCAAGCCCACATGTACCATTGCGGGGCACCGAACACGAACGCATTGTGTCGGTCGCCGTTGTGGTAGTAAAGCCGAGATGAGCGTCTTTTCCAGACCGGGATCACCTGGCCGTCCTGTTCGCGGTAGCTCATCTCAGACTCCGGCTTTTCATTTCGAGCAGATCCGCGCTCGCCTTCCGAAAATACTCGCTGATCCCCACCGCCAACTTTTGCATGAGGTTAATCGCCTGCGTGGTGTGCAGGTAGATTTCGAGCGGTATCCGTTCCTCTCCCGGTTGCGGCGCGGCGCGAAAAATCAGCTTGATGCAGTGCAACTCGCTTTCGTCCGTCAGCACAACTTCGATGTTCGGTTCCCTCATACGGACGGATGCTCCATGATCTCGACGTGTTTGATGCCGCTTTCTTTCTTGATGAACTCCGCGAGCGTGAGCAGAATGACCAGCGCTTCTTCCGGACCGCTCGTCTGCTCGATCAATACGGATAAAACCGGCCCGGCCTTTTCGGCCATCGCATCACCATTCGCCACCAGGACTCGACTCGACGTTCCATCCCCGCGCGACTTCCACGCACCGATCTGCTTCTCGAAAAAAGATTCGCTCACTGTTCATCCCTCCAGATCTTCACTCGCTCCCGGTCCACTTCTTCCTCTTCGCCGATCCACCACTTGTCCGCATCCTCGCGGCCTTTCCTGTACCCGTACTTGTAGAGTTCGGTGTGACTCCAAACGGAGAAGATCAGAAGCACGAGAAAGAATGCGACGTAACCGAGTGCGGTCATGCCGCCGCGTGCTCCCCGTTGCACTCCATGTCTGCCGAGTTTTTGCGGACGTAAATTCCACTTCTGTGATCGGCTCCGCAAAAGCAGCAGCGTTCCCAAGCTACATATTCCCCCTTGAGTCGCACGGGATCGCGGCCCGGATTCTGGAAACGCCAGCAGCTATCGCAGATCGAGTGACGCCAAGCGTTGCTCATGCGACCACGTTCCTTTCACACCGGCAATATCTTCCGCCGCCGATCGGGAAGTTGCACTCATCGCCGTCAATGTGCACGTGGCCACAGTCCGGGCAGTGGCCCTCCCAGCGCTGCTGCGGCATGCGGGCGACCTTCGTCCGTGGCCTACATTCTGGCATCTGGTGCACCTTCGTGCTCGGCGGAAAAACGGTGCCTTCCGGAAATTCGGCGAAGCGCCAGGCCTCGGCGAGCTCATGGAGCAGAAGCTTGAAGTCCATCAGGTCGTTGACCCGGCCTCCGGAGTTCAGGCGGAGCTCGTAGAGATGGTCCGCAACGTAGGCAGGGAAGATGTGCGGGTCCTGCGGACCGAGAGAGCGGTAGTCGGAGATCAGTTCGCGGGCGGTCATGCGGTTTTCTCCTGAAACAAAGATTGCTGCTGCGGGGGATGCTTCACTTTCCAGTCTTCCCACTGCCGCTGATGTTCCGGGCAGAGATGTTTTTCCGGCGCAACTTGCTTGGCGTGCTGCGCGCAGATCGGCTGGTCGCACGTGCCTGACTTTTTGCCCGGCACTTTCCAGTCGCAGAGGAATTGGCAGGCGCGTCCGCACGCACAGTACTGCTGCTTTCTGCGCACCCCGCAGATGATCACGTGAGAGCCGTCGATGTTCAGGTGCTCACACATGGAACAAACTCCCTTGCTTCTCTTTCGGCGCGGCGTCGTGCTGCGCTTGCAGTTTGGCGATGCACTCCAGGCACGGGCCTTTCCTGCGGTCGTCGATCCGGTGCTGCGTTTGCTTCCTGCACTTCGGGCAGTAGAAGGCCGAGGAGACGGTGCTGCGGGTGAAGTGCTCAGTCATCGGGAGGCCTCGATCTTGTCGAGCACATCGTTCGCGCAACTTTTCGCACGCCGCAAGCTGTACTCAACCCCTTCCATTGAGTTGGTACTACTCCAAACCGCCCATGCCCACATCTGAGTCGGCGCTTCGGCTCCGAAAATAATCGCGGTCGCATCCGATGAGCTGAAGCGATAGATGCGACCTGTTCGATTCCATCGCCGCTTCGCGCTCACGCGTACCTCCGTGCTTTCCGGGCCGGGCTTGTTGCCGGATTCAAATTCTTCACTGGAATTAAAATCCCTGCTTTGGCTAACTGCCCGAGCCCGGAAACTTGTGTGAAAAGTTCGGCTTGCTCTCGAAACGGTGTGAACCGCTCAATCGGCACTTCGACGTCGTGATCGTCCGCGTGGAACTCGCGCAGCACGCAGAAAGGGAACGGGCAGCGCACGAAGATCGCGGCGAAGAACGCAGCAGGGAAGAGTCCGGTGAGCGCACCGACTTTAGCTATAGCGAAGGCGAAGAGGTAGAGGTTCGAGAGTTCGGAGCGCATCAGCAGGCCTCCGCGTGAGCAAGTTGACGTGCGCGTTCGTCGCATCCCACACAGAATCCGTTTTTCCGAGCAACAGCCTTGCAACGAACCTCGTGGGGAACGCGCTGGCTTTCTGGGTTACGATTCTGCTCGCGCCGAAACTGCACAACCTTTCCGCAGCAGCGTTCAGCGGGGCAGTAGTTGCACTTGCCGTCCGGTCGCCAAGAATGCATGTGACGCATCACGCCGCCTCCGCAGTCGTTCTCGTGAAGCGCTCGATCCGCTCCTCGCCACACCCGAGACAGCATCCCACTCGGCCGCCTTCGAACTCCCACGCGACGACGAAGATTTGCTCGCCTCCGCACCGCTCGCAGTGGCGCATCTCCTGTACCCACACGGGAAGAACCTGCGAACCAATGTCAGAAAAAGCGCTCATGGAGTTTTGCCCCTAAAGTTCTGCCGGGCCAGAGAGAGTCGGCCTCCCCAACCCGGCAGCAGCACAACGTCGTCAGAAGCCGGGCTCTTTTTCTTTGGAGACTCCCACCTTGAAACGCTTCATCGGAGAGCCTTGGGTCTTGATCGATGGGTCCTCGCCCTCGTAGATAATCGTCATCCAGTGACCGATATGCTCAGGGCGAATCTTCTGTTGGAGATCGTAGGTTGCGAGGAAGCTGTAGCGCTGCTTCCGGTCGTCCTCGATCATGAATTGAATCGTGTCTTTCCCCTTTACGTTCACCGGCTGATCGCCGAGATAGACACCTTCGAGCGTACGGTGCGCGTCGCTGAACTGAAATTGTTCCGGCGCTTTGACTTCCTGCATCTCACGCCGGGGCCGAATTGGTTGTGCTGGTGCTGTTGCCATAGTTGTGCTGCTCCTCATGCGGCTGGTTGCCGCAAACTCGTTCGCTGATCGTCGGCGTATTGCTTTACGGACTCGTCGAGCTTCTTCGCCCACGCCGGAGTTCGCTCATGTCCAGGGCGCAGCGCGTACTTATGCCGCAAAAACAGACCAGGACGAAACGATTCCGCTTCGGTGAAATCTTTCTCCAGCTCTCCCGGCGGACGCTCCACACGCAAAACCCCATTGAAATCAATGCTTACCTGCTGCGGTTTCACTCGGCCAAGCGCAACCAGTTCCGTCGATTCGCAGTCGGGACAGTGAGCTTGCACCGGGTTGTCTTCGTCCGCAACTGACAGACCATAGAAACTTCCGTAGGTCCGGACGAAGCGTTTCTTGTGAACCGCAGTGAGCAGCCGATCAAGCGCTTCCGCATTCCCGATCAGATCGGAGATCTTCGTCACGTACTTGATCATTTCCCGCGTCGTTCCCGAATTCACCGCGCTGATCCAGACAATCTCACCGCGATGCTGCGTCGCTTCGATCCAGAGCTGCCGCAGCTCTTCCTGCGGAAAATATTCGCCTTCGAAAATCACGTTCAGATGCGGATGCCAGGTGTTCTCCTCGTGGTTGTAAGTCACTTCGAGCGCCACGATGCAACCCGTTACCTTCCGCTTCCAGCGCACACTTCGACGCAATCTGGTCCATGATGCCCACAACAATTCCATCCCCTCGGCGACGTTTCCAGAATTGCGCTCCGACAACACCACGTAACGCAAAGCAGTCTGCTCTCGACCGAGCAAAAACTTGTCGATCCGAGCTGCGAGAACTCGCGATCTCCGACAGCAGCAATGCGGACACACCCGAACCGAGCAGGAATTCTCCGCCTCCGCCCAATCGTGGTTATTACGGCAACGCCAGTGGCGAAACGTTCGGTGACAGTCGGCACATGCAGCCGCCTTCCTCCGATGATGTTTCGTTTGAGCCAACGTCTCCACCAGCAACTCCTGCAATTCGTAGCGATCCAAAAGGCGGAACTCTTTCCCCAAAAACTCTTGCTGCGGGTCAGAGGCAAACCCTTCGGACAAAACCACTTGGCTTCTTCGCCAGTGGCGCTCCTCAACTCGATCTGTCGACTTATGCACTGGTATGAACTTAAGAACCCAAAATCAAAACCCCTCCCCCGAAACGATCGCTTCCGCTTCGGACATTCCCGGTTTTCTACTCCCGACTCTGGCAGCAGCCGGGGCAAAAAACGCCCCGGCCCCCGGACCCGGTTCTTCTTTTCCCGACTCTGGCATGGGGGAACGCAATTGAGTGCCGTCAGTCTGCCGTCGTCGTTGCGGGCGAGAAAACCGGGTAGAAGACTCGTTGACCGCTCTGGGTTTTGGACCGGCGACACTCAACTCCATTCCCGCGTGATAATCAGCGAGATCGCAATCGATCCCGCGGATGCGGACCGTGAATGCGGCAACTGTCGACTGCAGAGACAAAAAGGCGGGAGCCGGATTATGGGCTTGCTTCGGTCCGGTCGAATTGGGATAAGATAGCCGCGTTGGGGGCATCGTCGAAGAGGGCTCCAATTGTTTGGGCGGCGGGGGATTCATCACATCCCCCGCCGCTTTTAATTTCTAGGCCGCGAACTTCGCTTGTGCTCCACGCTTATCCCTCTGCACCGGCTTTTTCGGCACCGAAGGCGCGCCCCAAACTTGTTCGTAGGACGCTCCGAGCTTGGCTTTGCGCTGGGCTACGATGCGAGGCCATACTTCGTCGGGGTGACAGTTGAGAACTTGGTAGGTGGCAGCAACGTGCGGCGCCGAGTCCTTGCGCCAACTCCATTCAGGGACGCCATGTTGCGCCCAGCGCGCGGTCATCCACGCGATGCGAATGTCATCGCGCAGCCACGGGTCGATTTCTTTTTTCTCCGATTGCTGCAGGTACGCCAGTACTCGTTCGGTCCGCTCCAAATCCAACACACGCTCCTGGGGAAGCGTGTCGAGACTTATACACTGGAGAACCTCGACCTGAAACGAGCGAGGCAGAAGTGTTACGGGAATCGGAAAAACGGCGAGCGTGATCAGCCATACAATCAGGCGCACAAGCAGGAAACTCATGCAGCCACCTGTTCGCCATTCGGGACTGGAACTGAGGGCTTGCGACCAGGTTCCTGTTCTGGTGTCCGATAACAGGTATCAGGTGCATAGATTGCCCTTGAATCGACAGGGGTTATGGTGTCGAAAAGCGTTGGCCCTGCGCCACCGCCGTTGCCGCCGCCGCCACCACCGCCCTTGCGACGCCTTGCCTTGTGTCGACGAACGCGATCCAGCGTTGCATGCTGGCGCGTGCAATGTGTTTTGCGGGGATTGTCGGTCTGAAACTCGAGACCGCAGGTGGAAAGTGCGCAAGTTCTAGTGTGCAACATGTCGGGGAGGTTAACGCGTTACGCGCTAACGCGTCAAGGGGAATCTGCGAGCAAACGGTGGAAAACTAGGCCGGAAGGAACCGATTTGGCCCAGCAACGGCGCGGGAGTGCGCCAGGGGTTAACTAGAGAGTGACTTCGACGCAGTAGGAGTACGTGGTCGGGGTTTCGGCTGAGATCCGGGCCGCCGCGGTCTCGCCGAGTTCTTCGACGAACAGGTCACGCCAGGAGGGATAGCGGCCCTGGCTGGTTTTCTTGAATAGAAATTCCGGGGCGCCGCGCTCGGTTTTCCACTCGCCCGACTCCCAGCGCTTGGTGAAGCGTTTCTGCAACTGCTCGGGAGAGAGTTGCTTCAGCTCGTCTTTCGATTTCACGCCCAGCACTTTTTCGGCGAGCTGGATCCGGCGGAACTCCAGCTCTTTTTCCGCGAAGGAAACTTTCTTCTTCGCCTCGGTGTGTTTGCGTTCCCAGTCGGCGAGCTCGAGGAGCTCGTCTTTGGTGACGAGAGCGGCTTCGAGTTTGGCGGCGGTCGCGGGCATCAGAGCAGTGTGTAGCCTTCCTCGAACGCTTTCGCCGGCGAGAAGGATTGGTAGCCATCGTCGTAGACCACGAAGTAGCCGCCCGCTTCAGGCCTGTGTTTTAAGATGAAATCGGCGTCTATGGCAAAGGGCGCATAGAGCGAATCCGCGGGAGTGATCATTGCGCCCATCTTCGGCCCGTGGGATTGCTCCCATTTGCAACGCTCACAGTTCCCGCACGCAGTTCCGAACGCCTGCGAGCCCTTGCAAGTCGCGCGGGAAAAGTTCGGCAACAGCTCATACTCAATCGCCGCGATCTTCAGCGCCCAAACTTTCTTGTGGCACTGGTAGCGCGGCAACTGGCGCATTCCGAGTTGTGAAGCGGTGGTCATGTTTAGAGCGACAATCCATTCAGCGCGATCGCCGCGTTGGCGGTCATGCGTGCATCGCGGATCAGCCGGATCGCGGCGGACCGGTCCGCACCGTGCGGACAATTCGCCAGGACAATCTCGGCGAAATTCTTTGCGGCCTGGTTGATGGCGGTAAACTTCGGCAGCGTCTCCGGAGTCGGCGAGTGGTACTTGAAAACCTCGGCGACGATCTCTTCGCTCGACATCGGGCGCGAGCACTCGTTTACAGCGGTTCTAATCTGGCCGCCGAAACGATCAGCGCGTTCGCGGTCCAGCCGCTGCTTCAATCGGTAGTCGTCTCGGTCTATCGGGGCCTGCGTCTTTTCGCAATCAGCGTTTTCGTACGGCATAAACTTTTCCCTCGCGCCTTCCAGACTGAGCTTCGCCGCTATGTACTAACAAGATTCCCGAAGTAACCATGGGTGATAGAGTGGCGTTGTACAACCGTTGTACAACCGGAGGAAATTCATGCCCGCACGTCAAGCCGCCCCCTGCATCCTGTGCCGTGGAACCCTTGAAATTTCGGACGCTGGAGCCACCTTTACCCTGATGGGCCGACTGGTCGGAGTCCCCGATATGCCGCAGCTTTACGAGGCTTTCGGAATCCCCGACCCGCCGAAGTCGGAATCCGGCCAGGTCTATATGTGCGTCGAGTGCTGCGTTGATTTCGCGATGGGGAAAATTCCGCCGCCCACGCAAGCGCTCTACGTCCTCGCCTACGAGATCATGTCGCGGATGGTTGGCAAAAATCCCGCGATCATCGTGAGCGCATGGCAGGAGTTGCGCGAGAGAGTGGAATTGCCGCCGGTGAATTTGCCCCGGATGCTCGAGCAGGGGCAGATTCTTCCTCCGCCGAGACGGCTGAGAGAAGCGGGCTAAAGCTTCGCCTTGATGGCCGCGGAAATGTCGTTGCGCAATTTGGTGATCTCGTCCGTCACGTGGGCCTTGATGCTCGAGGCCTCGCTGAGCAGAGCCTTTGCGAAAACGACTCCGCCGACGAAGCAGACGACGCCAACTGCGGGGATGATGTAAATGGGATTCATGGTTTTCTCCTGAAGAAATTTGCGAACGAATTCTAGTGCCCGCCGCCGACGCCGTTCGCCTTGTCGATGGTGCGCAAAGTTCCCAGTCCGAGCATCCCGCCGAGCACGGGCAACATACTCACAACATCGATCGCGGGCAGCTTTGCGACGTCAAAGTTTACTTTCAGTGCGACCAAAGCAAATTGCATGAACGGTTGCAGGATGTACACGTAGGCAAAAGCTACTCCGCAAGCCCAGCCCACAAAGGGCCTCCAGCCTGCGACGAACGTGGATTTCGAACTCGCTTCCGCCTGGTCGACGGTGAGCTGCCCGGTGATCTGATCGAGTTCGCCCTTGGTCTGCATCTCGACCAGAGTCGCTTTCGCAGCTGCTGCTTGCGTCTTGTCCGGGACGAGTCTGTCGATAAGAGTGCTGCCGAGCGAGAATGCGGCGGTGATGGGATCGAAGGGCATGATTGAGTTTTCCTTTTTTAAACCGAGATTTCCGGATCCGCCACCACAACTCCTGAGACGACCTGCAGCTTGGTGTCGCCGGACTGATACACCCGTGTGCGCGTGATGCGGTCCATGATGATGCAGCCCTTCGAAGCCTCTCCAGGATGTTCGATCGAGTCGCCGTGCATCAGGAATCCAGTGCGGCCATACGTCGCTTTTGTCTCCGGCTCCAGGCGCAACACGTAAGGCCCATGCTCGGCGGTCGTGTACGGCGGTCCGCAGATCGCCCAAAGCCCGCAGGGGATCGGCCCCATGTCGTGAGTGGCTTCGAAGCGCGGATTATTTTTCCCGTCGCCGAAGCCGGAGTAGCCGGTCGCGATCTGGATGCCGTCTTTCGACAAACGTCCGCTGGCTTGTTCGTAGGTCCACATGGGAAGGGGAGGGAATTAGTTGCTGAAACTTTCGAGGAATTCTCGCTGGGTGGAGTTCATCGAATCACTGGATCGCCCTTAAAATTCACGCCACCCGTGACGCAGGTTTCATAGCAACCGAAGGGAAGAATTTCCCGCACCCGATTGTTGTAAAACTCTCCCACATAGACCACGCCGGAAGCACTGACGGAAACCCCGACCGGAATGGCAAGCGCGCCCATACTTGCCGGGCCGCCATCGCCTACGTAGCCAGCGCCGAAACCAGTGCCGATTCCAAAAATTGGCTCGTCGCCGGCGAGGGTGGTGATGGTGCCAGCGGAAACCACGCGAATCACGCTGTTTTGGCCATCCGCGATGTAGGCGTTGACGCTGCGACTGTCCCACTTCACATCGTAGGGGTGATTCAGTTGCGCGCTCGAGGCCGCGCCGCCGTCGCCTGAGTAGCCTTTCACTCCCGTCCCGGCGAAGGTCGATATGATGCCGGCAGAAGACACCCTGCGAATCGCGCTGTTGTTGTAGTCGGAAATGTAAAGGTTTCCGCTGCCATCGAAACCGGTGCCGCGGGGGTTGGCCATGCACGCCAGGATGGCCGGGCCGCCATCTCCGGTGTAGTTGGCACACTGTCCGCCGGCTACGGTCTGAATATTCCCCGGGGCGATCCCGCTGACTCCGAGCAGCGTCTGGGGGGTGCCTTGCGTGTTGACCGCCCGGATGCGGTTGTTGCTGCTGTCGGACACGTACACATTTCCGGCAGCGTCGACCGCCACGCCTTGCGGGCAAAACAGAGTGGCGCTGGTGGCCGGACCGCCATCCCCGGTAAATGTGCCCGCGGTGAAACACCCTGAATTAAACGGGCCACTCCCGGCAAAGGTGCTCATGCCGCCAGCCGGAGTCACTTCCCGAATCCGTTGGCACTGCTGATCGGCAATGTACATGTTGCCCGATGCGTCGATGGCGAGACCTACCGGGTGCCCCATTTCCGCGCTGGTGGCCGCTCCCCCATCCCCGGTGCACCCCAAGGTGCCGTTGCCCGCCACGGTCTGAATGCAGCCCGCACAAACGCTCACGTTATAGATGGTCTGGGTGGTCGCTTGCGTGTTCACGCAGCGGATGACGTTGTTCTGAATGTCGGCAAAACACACGTCTCCCGCGGCGTCGAATGCGATTTCTCCGGGGTTTTGCAGTCCTGCCAGGGTGGCCGGGCCGCCATCCCCGCTGTAGGCTCCGGTCACCGGAACGGCTTTGCCGGCGAAAGTTTTGATCAGCGGACCGCTTAAGGGCGGAGCCGGCGAGGCGGAGGTTTTGAATACCGCGATCACCGCGGCCCAGTCTGTATTTGCACTCATCGTCCAGGTTGGATTGACCGCGCTCCCGCTCGGCGCCACCAAAAAGGCAGAGCCACTCTTGACGCAGCAGGCAGAATTGACCAGCAGCGGCGTCGAGAAACCGCTGTCGATCGTTGCCGTAAACGTGGGGCCACTCGACGAGCCCGCACCGGTCACGATCAGATCTCCGGCTTCGACCGGTAGAACACCTCCAACACCTCCTGGCTGAAAGGTGCTCGCTCCCGCATTGGCCACGCCAGTCTGCACGGCCAGGGGATAAATGATCGTCGTCCCCGAGCAGGCGAAAACTTCCATCGACGGAGCCAGTCCGGAGGCTTGGCGAATACTGAAGGTGTGGGAGCTGCTCGTGGTGGGATTATTCACCCAAGAAATCATGGCCTGCGTGTGCGGCCCGGGGACTCCGATCGAGCCCGTATTCTGCCAGAGGTTCGATTGGCTATCCGCCACCAGGGCAGGCACGACAAAACCAAAACTTATGGCGATCAACGTGGATGCGCCTGTGGTGTTGATGGCGGCGGAGGATCCAACGTTCGCCCCGAACCCCACGCTGGCAAAACAGCTGACGGTGGCATGCGCTGGGATCGCGCAGAGCATCGTGAAAAGAAAAAGAAGCGCGCCAAGCAGCGCCGAAAAAAGCAGAGAGCGAAGAAGTTTCATAGGATTTGCAGGGTTGCGTTCACGTTGAAGAGGAGGGCGGCGCAACTGCCGGTGCCCGTGGTGCAAAGAATTTGAACATCAATCAAATCGCCTTGGGTCACTGTGGCCGTGTGAGTCGTATCGGTGCAGGTCTGACCGGCGCTCCACGTACAGGTCAGAGCCGTCCCTGCGGCAGCGTCGCGCAACGTAAAAACCACGCTCGTGCCTGCGGTGGGAGCCGTGCCCATGTGAACCATCAAGTGCTGCGCGGTGCCGGTAAACGGAGCGATCATCTGGACGATGGTTTCCGTGGCCTGCGGAGCGGTGCCGCTGGTGCAGAGTCCTACCCCAAAATAGAAATTCGTGCCGCTGGTGAAGGTCATGGCAGACGCGCCCGTGGTGCAGAACGAAAATTCCACCCAGCCATTTTTCGCCGCGCCGGCACTGGAATAGTTCAGACAAGGGTTCGGCGACAGGGCCGTGCTGTACTGCAGATTCTGTCCGTTGGTCGGCGTCACCCCCGTGCATACAGGAACACCCTTGAGCGACCCCACGGTGGTTACGACCGACCCGGGGGAGGTGGTCGCATCTCCAGTCAGTGCTGGCATCTGCGCCGCGACGACGGCATCCGCAGTGCTCATCAGCGTCACCGGGCCGGCGTTGTTGTTATTCATGCGCCAGCGGTGCGCCGTGCTGTCGGCCCAAAGGCAATCGCTGGCAGCGAGCCCGGTTCCGCCGCCCAAGCTGAAGCAATTCACTCCAGTGCCCTCAACTTGAGAAAAACCGCCATTCGACCCGGAGGTCGCAAACGAAGTCGCTGATACATCCCCAACCCCGTCTGTGATGGCGTCGGGGTCAACCGTCAAATCGCCTGAGCCGTTGCCGACCGCAATCTGGTGTGTGGTGAGCGGGCCGGCGGTGTGCGTAACGAAGCCGCTGGCTCCGCCGCCAATCAGCACCCACCCGCTTCCCCCCACCGGACAGGAGTAGAGGTA